CATCATTTGCAGTAGGGCCATATTGAGGAATGAATGCTGATGTTGTAGCGGAACCTGTTGTGTAGGTCCTTATATTATCTGCATTATTAGATAGGAATAAGGTGTTTTGACTAACCGATCCGGTTACACCAAACATGGTAAACCACATGTAATTTGGACTTAAACTAGTAAAAACATCACCAGGATCAATTGGATCAAAAACCCCAGTTACAGTATTTAACCGATACAGTCTTCCTATGTCAGTTGCGAGAACTTCCTTTTCTCCAGTATTTGTTACAAAGTTAAATATTCCGGTAACCTGCCTATTAGATAAAGTTCCAAACAAAGATATTCCATTTCTTTTGTAAATTATGCCATGTCGTATATATGCATCTTCAATTGTTTGAAAAGCATCTTGCGGAAGGAGCCACGGAGCAACATCACTATCGAGTCCTGTTTTATAATCAGCTATTAGATATGGCTGATAGCTCATAAACCGCCTATAAGGGCTATGTAAAAAGCTCTATCCGCATGATTTCCATCTCTATTGCGCAGATCTATAGGTATGGAAATTATATTGCCTGCAATGGTTGGTACCGCAGTAATGTTAATTGCTTGTGGATTATCTGATCCGGTAAAAGGTTGTACGAGTACACAGACGTTAGCATTTGCAAAAGAAGCTGACGTTGTTACAGTATAGATTCCTGTGCTACTTCGTGCCCTATTAGTTATGTTAACACCAGAAGAAGGAGCTAAATTTGCAGCACTTGAAGCTGTAAAATAAGCCCATGCTGAAATGAAATTACTCTCATTAAATGTAAATGTACCATCGTGGCTTAAAGTATCAAAAATGATATTAGTGGATGAACCACCCAATTTTCCATTACTTGTTAACTGTGTAACTAATGCTGGATTACGATCGTCTTCGTAAAATAGCTCTGTTTGGCTGTCAAATTCTTTGGAATATAGCCAACCTGTGTTATCAGCCCTTGTCGGATTTGCTCCTTGCTCCTGAAGCTGCAAGTAATCATACGGAACTTCTCCTTGCTCAATAGCTGCCCAGTTGGGCCTTATCACAGCTCCAAGGTTTCTTATTTTTTCATTGTCAGCAGGTTTCGACGGTGTCCACGGCATATATCACCACATTGGTCTAGAACGTTCATTTAACAAGTTTTGATGTGTGCGTGTCATAATATAAGCAATCTGCTCTTTGTATAACTGGCTCACTTCTGCATATCTGTCTATTTCTCCGAAATCAGAGAAAATCATTCTGGCAGCCCCGTATGTGATGGCTGGCCCCCACTCTTCAAGGACTGGTGTTTGCGTGTCTGATATTAATGGTAAAGGAATTGAGTAGGCTTTTACACGTACTCTGTAAACAGTATCTGGTACAGGATAAAATCTGAATTGGTCATTATAATATAAAACAGCGGTGGGTGCTCCTGGCTGATACTGTTCAAACGATGCATAAATATTTTGACCACTAGCAGGTGCGGATGCAAATGTGACGGATATCAATCCTGTATCATAGTCAACCGTCCCTGTTCCACCTTGATCACTTGTCAGAATTCCATTCCCATCATCTGTAAATGTTTCTGTGTTATCGGTCACTATAACCGTATCAGGTAAAATAAGAGGAAACTGAACAGTAAAAGAAAAAACTACTGTTATTCCATCGCCTGTCCATGGTGTTTGTCGTGTGATTTGCTCTGGATTTTCAGCAAAATATACTACAGGATCTTGATAATATAGCAGTGGGATAAGATCTAAATAAACAGGCGGCTCTATATTCGTGTAAATGCTATTATCAAAATCGTACCTTTGCTGATTTGCTACAGTATTAAATTCATAATACGTATGCTGCCGTTCAAGCTTAACTTCAGCCGGAAATGTAAACTGATAGTAATCATTTATGTACTGATCTAGCTTATTGTTGCTAAGCTCATTTGTACTAAAGCGCCCAGTAACCTGTCTAACCTTAGTGCGAATATCAGACAAAGCCCATGGCATAATTCCCTCATATTTTTATGCAAATACTTGACGACATTGAAATCGGGGTTTCATGCCTACTAATTTTTTCCCAAGGCCACCGGTTCCATCAGGCTGCCATTTCCATATAGGAGTTTCTCTTGACTCAATATGTTTGATTACTTTTCTAGGAAGTTTATACTTGCCACCGTGTATCAGCGTGTAAACCTTGAAATTCTTTGTGGTTCCAAATGGAAACTTATTCATCAGGCCAGGTTCTTCCATATTGTAGAACTCTATTTCCACTTCTTCATCTAACCATTGTTTTTCTGCATCTGATGTTTCTTTTTTTAGAACAACTTCCGGTCCATATGTATTTCTTTTACCCATGATCACCTCTCATTTAAGGGGGACTAAGCCCCCTAATATTATTATGTAACAGGCATTGCACCGCGGAATACTGCAGTCATCGCAGCCGATGCAGCACCTACAGCGCTTGTTCCAAGAGTTACCCCCTGGATAGCTTTGTTTTCTGTAGGTATAGGATTACCATCGGCATCACTAACTCTTGAGACATAACCTCCTGAAACATACGTTTTGTATCCTACAGTACTTTCATTTAACGTAATTGTTGTGGTGGTTACAGATGCCACAGTAAATGTGCCATTCTTTGATGTTCCTGCTCCGCTTTCGGCAACAGCAGAAACTTCTATGGTGTCTCCGGCTTCAAAGCCAAAAGTTGAGATGTTGGTTGCTGTAATTACACCAGGATTTGCAGTGGTGAAATTTGACATAGCTGCTCCAAACATAGCTCCCTGCGACAAAGGAGTTACTCCATTTGTTGCGGAGATAGTTCCGGCATCCACATCTAAAACAGATGCATCATCCATGCCGCTATTCCAGTACCAGGATCCACCATTGGTCTTATCGACGATAGTAACTTCGTCAACATGGAAACCTACATCCAGATTCCTAGCTACAGCAGGGTTTGGATTTGTCCATGTTTTAACTGTTGATTGACTCATCGTTCACTCTCCTTTATGAATGGGTTGCCATTAAATTGAGCATGAACGCATCATTGAGGATACGGCTCACAAATGGATGTTGCCATCCTACGGTACCCCTCTGATGTAATGGGTCTGCAGAACCTGCGGAACCAAGTGGCTCAATGTAGAACTCTCCGCTCTCTGAACCTAGATGCACAACAGCATAGGCTTCTTTACCTATGATGAAGTTGTTATAAACAGGTGTAGCGGCAGAAGAAACGCTTCCAACGCTAGTATAAAGCCATCTTACATTTCCTGTGGCCCCCCATTCTGCTTCTAAAACAGTCTGCTGAGATGGATATGAGCTTGTAGGTTGGAAGTTAGAAACCTGTTCTAGGTCATCCAGAAGATCTGTATCCATATAACCCCAGAAAGCTGGCCTTATTGGAGCAGTTCCAAAGGCATCTATACCAGTTACAACCTGAGAAATCATTTCAGCTTCGTTACCAAGCAGTGTTTTGACTGCAATATCGATATCTAGCTTATTTAATTCTGTGGGTGTCTGGCCGTTAGATCCATTAGAAGAAAGCAGAACTGAACTGGTGCTAGCTAGAACATCTCTGGTTACTTCGTCCATGGTCTGGCCAAGGTTTTGTGCCAATAACCTTGCAGATTCATTTAACACACGATCCTCTACGGTAAGCTCGACCTGATTTGTAATCATGACATAGTTACCGTAGAAATCTACTCTCGCTTTAATATCAGTTGCACTAAGAGGTGCACCTGGCGGTGTCACACCATCAACTAGCGGAACTGGAACTGTTGCAAGACGCTGATAGCGTCTAAATACAATGGTGTCCCCCATTTTTCGTGGCAGCTGCCTCTTCTGAGCAAATTTTGTATGGATCAGAGTAGGATAAGCTGTCATCAATAGCAGACGGTCATAATAGTCACGTACCGCTGGGGGAAGAACTGCTACAGTTGTAATATTTGCAGACATATTTTCTTCCTTTTAGCTATAACCCATATTCCTGTTGACAAGTGCCATGAAGTCCTTATCACTCATGTTTTTATAACTCTGAGATGCTGATGACGATGGGCTTTGACCTATAGAAGACAGGTTTCCAGGCCTTTGCAGGTTCTGGATGGCCTTTTGCGCCTCTGGAGATCTATTAGCCGATCTTTGATCAAGCAGATAAGAATCTGAACGTTTGGCAAGATGATATGCCGCCTTGTATGGATTAGGCGCACTCATGATCATGTCTTTCAGATCAGGGTCTGTTTTTAAAACTTCTGGTAAGTACTTTCTGACCACTTCATTATAGTCTGGGTGTGTTTGAGCCATCTTTAGCTCTTCAACAGCCATCCTTTGTTCTCGCTGAAATCCTTCAATAAATTTTTTAGCTTCTCCGACAGTAAGAACATCATTGTCAGTTAGCTCAGAAAATTGATCTTTTGATTTTTGTTGAGATTGTTGGTTGGCCTGAAGAAGCGCAAGATGATCTTGCATTACCTTTAGACTTTCTTGAAGTTGTTGGCGCTCGCGCCTTTCTGCTTGTAGTGCTGTTACAGGAACAAGTTGTTCTTGTTCAGCAGTTTGCATTGGCTGCGTAACGTTTAGGTCAGGCTGAACGGCGGCTTCAGCAGTTACGCCCGTCTGCGATGGGTTATCCATTTTTTGGCTCTCCTACGCCCGTTTATTGGTTGTGGCAACAACAAAATCGACGGCGGCTCGTTAGTTATATACGTAAGCTCCAGGGATTGATGTCTCATAGACATTCATCCCATCTTCCTTTAGTCCAAGCTTGTGATAACCAAATGGTTTGTCAGGCAAATTGACTTCCCATTTGATTTTTCCAGCTTGATTATTTACTTCTCCTATTACCATCCCTACTTGGCTTCGTGGTTTGGTAAAATAAGCTTTTATTACCTTTATCAATGTGGGTTTCCCTTCGACACAAAGCTTGCTGGGCTTAGCGAATAAGACAATCCAATAAGGATCCTTGAAATTTTTATTTTCATTTATAATCCTTTCGATCTCCTTTTCATCATCCTCAACAATAGCTTTCGAGGTCTCTCCTACTTCTTGATACATGGCATCTCCCTAGAATTTGTAATCAAACGCTTCCATAGGAGTATCTTTGTATTGATAGTCCGAATAGTTAACTTTATTGATGTCATAGTTGGGTGATGGGTCTACATGCATTGTTTTAGATGCATGACCCATGATCCCATTACCCATTGAGCCAGCCCCTTGAACGTTTAAATATCGTTCGTTGTGTGACTTGCCTGGATACTTGGCATCCATTTTGTTTTCCATCGGAACCTTGTCTGGTCTATATTTACCTGGCATTGGTTACCTCTTGATTTTGGGGATTTATGGCTTGTGCCGAAATAAGTACATCATCAGACTTGAGTTTTTCCTCTTTAGCGCGATTTAAATCCTCAAGCTGCATGAAAAGATCGAAATATTTTGCTATGCGATCATCTTCCATGGATTCGATCTGTTTGATTGCCTGTGCGCGTTTTAGTACTGCATCAGATCTATTATCTATTGATTTAGATGAACGTTCATCTTCAAGACCCATATTAGCAACGGCTCTTGTGAATCGTTCTTTTGCACCCGCAATATTGTATACTGATTGAGACTGGAATAACTCTGATTGAGTACGAAGCTTTTCTGCTTCTACTTTTGCTGCTTCTGATTGTGCTTGCTGCTGTTGCTTATTCCACTCTTCCATCGCATGGAGGTATTCGGTTTTACCCTGCAGAGGGGCAGCTCGTGCCATAAGTCCTGGTGGAATTGGTTCTCCAAGTTCTTTAAGAGCAATTAACTGACGGAAGAACATTTGTTGCTGTGTATCGGTTAGCACACCCTCTTGAACAGATATGTCATACTTAATTGTTTGCTTATCTTTGAGCTTTGGTGCCAATTCTTCATTGATGATGCGCTTGATTTTAGCTTCAGACCAGTTTTGTGACATTTTTAGGCATTTTCTGCTGACAACTTCTTGGGCAAAACGTAGGTTATCAAAAATATCCTGTAGACCAATTAGAGCTGCTCCTTGTCTGAGCATCACTTTTAACCCTGAATCTTGCTCAGAATCAGCTTGTCCAAGGAGTTCTTCCGAAATATTAGCTACCTTCATGATGTCTTGATCATGAATGCTATTTAGATCAAAGAATGACGCTGGAATATTTGCTGGTTGAAGACGCTCCAATGCACCCGGTTGAATTCCCTTGCGCTTCCAAATAACTTGTCCTTGCGATGTTTTGTATAAGGATCTTGGATTTATGCAACTATCTTCTTCAGCTAACCATCCGGAATTAATTTGACTTTCGACGATATCGATCATTTGTGAGCGACGTCTATTAGCTTCTCTTTGAGGATCAATCATAGGCCGAACTAAAGATTGAATCTTTAGTACATAATCGCTTGATTCTGGTTCGAAAATGCAGAAAAAAGGAACGAATGGATATTCGTTTAGATCATATGGATTGCGAACGGTTTCAATATACTCATCATTTACGATAATATGCTGATCGACATATGAAACCTGTAATTCAATTAATTCCATATTTGGATCTGCATACAAGAAATAGTCGGATTCTTCTCCTAAATATTCTATTGTTTGTCCATCAGCTGCATTATAGATGAATTTTTTTGTATCCCAACCCTGTTGCCAAAATTCATTATATGCCATCATTTTTTGGCCATTTGGCTGCTGCTGGTAAGGGAGCCATGTAAACTTATCATCCCTCTCCCAACCTATTTTATATAAAAGATCTAGCTCTTTGTCCTTGCCAGGTAGCAATGACTTAGTCTGTTCTAAACTTATGTACTTTCTGCGCTGTAGATTAGAACAGTCTGATAAATCTTTTTTATAGAAATATGGATCACAAATAAAGCCATTATACGAC